ATAAGCTCGTAGTACTGTCTTGGGTTAAGAACAGCTACTCTACCTTCTTGAGGTACTCCCTTTTCGTCAAGGGCAGCAGCAGCGTCATAGAATCCATTGATTAGACATGTAGAGTCATAAGCAGCTTGACCATCAGTTACACCACTTCTGGTTAGTCTAATCTGTGTTCCACCGGGCTCTTTGAAGTTAGACTTCGTGATTGGTGAAGCTTGTCTTGCAGCCTTTGTGATAGCTCTGAAAGCTTTTCTGTCATACTGCTCTGCAAGAGCGTATCCGATCTTACGAGAAATTTCACCACGTAGGTCGTAGTGAGCAAGTGTCTCGTCAAGTTCATAGACAAATGCACTGGAGATCAATAGATCGTCAACAGTCACTGTCTTTTCAGCTACTGGAGGTGCTCCATCAGAGTTACCTAGTATGCTGTTGCCGGGTGTATGATACTCGGCTGTTGTTCTTCCTGTGAAGATGAACTGAAGTGACTTACCGTTTGTAAGTGTTCTCTTCATAATTAGGTCACGTGCTATCGTGTTCCTTTGGAAGCCTTTGAACATCTCTCCGGAAAACAATTTAAGGTATAATGCCCTCTGATCTCCCGCTGAGTTGCTTTGACCGGGCCTTGTTAGGCTAGTGGTCAGTGTGCTATTTTGTTGTGCCATTTCTAAGAATGATATTGTTTGACTTTCTCAGATCTGAAATTTTTTTTGGCCATTTTTTTGTGGTCTATCCCACCGTCTAGACGGATTGAGGTATCTGCCTTAGCAGGCTCGCTCCAATAGAGATGGGAGGACTTGAACCTCCCTGTACGGCCTATTAACCGATTACTCTTGTGTACTTGATGCCACGATATACGTAGGTTACAGTCATTGTACTCTCCATATACCAAGCCCCGTTCCATGCTTGGGTGTCATGCGTCCCTATCGGGATGAACGGACGGCAAGTTACTTCTTGCGTCGTTTGTGGTTGTAATTTATACGACGACTACTTGTCTTAGTTCTATTGAACTTGGCCTTTTCGCCTTTAGACATCTCACCTGTAGTCTTAGGTGTTTTTGAGGAGACACGTCTAGATGGTCTGCAAGCTGGGTAGCCTTTACGCTTCTCACCTTTCTGTCTGCCACAGGGCTTACCAGTTTTGGTGTCAACCCATTTCTCTTGGAACCATCTACGTAAGCTCATCTTCTTTTTGCTTTGCTATAGCCGGGGCTAGCTTTCTTCTTGCCACCAGCTTTGACTTGGCCCTTACATACCTTTACACCATAGGCGTTAGCGTATGCAGATGGGTATACTTTGAATTTTCTTTTGGCAGCTGCTTTACCTCTTGGACATAATTTACCCATTAGCGTTTCTTACCTCCATGCTTGCAGCCACACTTAGATCCTTTCTTGTGTGCCATTACACTTTACCCTTCTTATTTTTTGCTTGTTTTTTGTAATAGTCTATGACTGTCTTCTGGTCATTGACATCAAATGGGCCTTTACCTGAGAGCCTCTTATTAGCTTCCCTAACATCTTTAGGTACACCAAAGAACTCTTTGCCCATAGCGATAGCTTTTTTGTTACCGTTGCGGACTTTCTTTTTTCCGTTTTCTGAATAAGTGATTGCCATGTTAACATTTCCATCTGCGTAAGGCAAGAGCCTTTCTTGTAGGCTTGCCATTTGGTTTTTTCATTGGGCCTTTCATGCCAGACATGCGAGCACAAAATGACCTCTTTCTAGCCCCTCCTCCGGGCTGAGGTGCTTTGAGATTAGAGCCAGTGGCACGATTGTACTTGGCTCTTCCCTTAGCTGTTAGACCGCCTTTTCGGCTCTTCTCACCTCTTCCGAGAGACAGGCTTACTCCCTTTTTTCTTGCCATTTTTTCTTAGTTTTGCGAAGTCTGCTCCTGTGATTTTGTCACGAGGGGGTGCGACTCGTGCAATCTTTTTCTGGCCGGAGCTGTAGCCGCCTTTACCTTTTGGCATTACCAGATTCCGGGAATGATTTGCCCTGTCCAAGCGTAGTTGAGTAGAGCTGCGACTATACCTATCATAGCTAGTCTTCCGTTAAGCTCCTCTGCTGGATGCCATTTTTGATTTTCGTGGTTGTGGTGTGTCATACTTCGTTTACTCCGTGGTTGAGTGGTAGTGATAATTGTTGATATTTGGGTTTCTTTTTCTGAGAAGGTTGTTTCTTGTACTCAGAATAAGGCGAAGATGTATCTCTTTTCTTCATTACTTCTTCTTCTTCTTAAGCATCTTTAGTTTTTTGAGAGCCTCAGCTTTCTTCTGGGCTGCTGTCATTTTCTTTTTAGAACCGTAATGTCCGGGCATAGTTAGAACTCCAAATCAGATCTGTCTAGTTTTTCAATTATGTCTTGTCTGTAAGCAGGGTCGTTGTCATAGCGTGGATCATTCATCGCTCTGACTAACTCTTGCTGACTGCGGAAGACATCACCGCCTGTTTTTGGTGGCTTACCTGTGTACATCTTGCCTTCAAATCCATTGGCTTGTTCGTATCTAGACTTTAATCCAGCTACAGCCAGTTGTACAGCTTGGACTCCACCAAACTCTACTACGTCATCAAAGGCTTGTATCTCCTGTTCACTCAGGTTTTGGCCTGCCCACTTCATTATATTGTCGTAGGCTTGATCCCCTCCTACTGAGTTCTTTACATTGTTGATCTCAGCTTCGCTCAGGTCAGCAGCTTGTGTTCTGCCTTCCTGAAACTCAGGGTTAGATTGTACCTCCATATATGCCTTAACCAAATCTTGGCTTGACATGGTGGAGAACTTAGCTAGTGTCTCATCAGAAAGCTTACCATCACTGTTATGATACTCTTCTGATGCAGAAGTAATGAGACTAGCACCTTCGGACATCTTAGGTTCCTCCGGTGTCTCCTCTTCTGCACTAGCTTGCTCGGTGTCTTCTTCTGCTTTTTCATCGCTACTACCGAGCTTCTTTTGCAGCTCTATGTATGCTTTCTCTAGCTCTGCTGCATCCTTATACTTACCAGCTAGTAGCTGTTCCTGATCGCCTTGCAGCTTCTCACCAATCTCAAGACTCTCTTGCTCTTCTGGTGTCAAATCTGTAGCTACAGTTTCAGTGGTTGTTTCTGGTTGATAGGATAATGTTTCTGCCATTTACTCTTCTGGTGGTTGTGGTAATTCATCTTCTGAATCTGCTGCTAGTCCAGCGTTTGCTAGCCCTTGAGGATTCTTAGTAGGATCCATTAGTGGGCTGCTAGCTATAGAACCAGCTTGCTTCATAAGATTTTGCTGTGCCATCATTGCTTGCTGCTGTTCCATCTCAGCTTCCATAGTTTCTGGAGACTTGATAAGGTTTAGCATATCTATACCTTGTGCAGCTGCTAGTCGTTTGATAGCTTCTGTAGCATCTACATATTTCATTAAAGCTTCTGGGCCAAGAGTCTGGGCTATTGTACCTATGAACTGTGTCAATGCCTGTTGATCTTGTCCTCTACCTAGACTATTAATACCAGCTACAATCTTTGGTTTGACTATATCTTTTGGTAGTTTAGGTATGCGATTGCTACGTTGTAAGACTAGAAGTATTCTATTCAAGTATGGTATCAAGAACTCAACTGTTAACAAACTAAACAGGCCACCCAACGATTGCTCTAGCTCGAGCTGTGTAAGTCTGACCTCTTCTGCTGTAACACGTTCAGCCTGCCTGACGTTCATAACTAGGAAAGCTTCTAGTATTCTCTTTTCAATTTGTTGTGATAGGTTAGATGCTGTTGCAAAGTCAGCTGTCTTACCTACCTGTACGACTCCTACGTCTTCTGGTCTACCTTGTATAATAGCTCCGTTGCCTGCCTTGGCAAGAGTTGCTGGCTTGGTTGTAGCTGATGGTGACACAAGAAAGATAACTTTACTTGCTACACTTGCACCCTCTACGAGAGCCTGAGCTAGTCCATCTAGACTGCGTAAGTCACCGATGAACTCCTCCACTCTACCTCGTCCATAGTCTTCACCATCGACAGTATTGAATCGAAGAACTAACCAAGGAGAAGCGTTCTTTGGTGCTGTGCTGCGGCTACCGGGGAGTACGTTACCGTCTACCTCCTGATGCCAGACCCAGCGACCACTGGCTTCATCCATCTTACAGTAGGTGTATACCTCTGCATCGTCTTCATTAGCACCGTAGTCTGAGTTGACCGGTTGGTCTTGTGGTTTTAGAGGTGCTATACCTAAAACCTTTCTACTAATTAATTCTTTTGTAACTATCTCTAAGACGTTACCGTTACCATCTCTGTTAACTACATAGCGTTGTAGTGGAAAGTGCTTGAGCCCATCCTTGCCCATAAATATTAGGGCATTTCCAGATACTATTAAGTGCTTAAGTGCTTGATGCACTACGACTCTATCATTGGAACTAGCAATGTATTCCATGATGTTTCTCTCTATCTTTGACAGAGATAAATCAAGCTCGCTTCGTACTTCTGGAGTAAATTGTGGGTCGTCATCTAACGCACCATCATCGACTTGTAGTTTAAAGAAGGCTGTTTGTGGTGGTAGCATAGCCAACATAAGTTTAGCGGCTAGCGTTACAACTGCCTTTGCTCCAACTGATTGGAATGGCTGTAGCAGTGTTCGCTTGCCTCTATAGTTGTCGTCTTGAGTAACAAGATATGGTAAGGTAAGCTTAGAGGCTTCCACAGCAACGTCTAGGAATTGAGTTCTTCCTGTCTGCAACTGTGTATAACGCTCTGACGCTTTAGACATTTAGTCCTCCTGTACCAGCACCGCCGCCACCACCTGTGTTGACGTTGATCTTTAGTGCATCTGTGCCTGTTTTCTTAGCAGCACCGGGGCTACTCTTTTTCTGTCCTGAGCCATACTGTACTTCAGCAGTTTCATCAGGATCAAGAAGTTCTTTCTTTTCTGGTTTTACAGCTTCTTGTTTCTGCTGCTGAACTCTAGGTTGATATGCAGCAGGCTGTGCTAATGGGGTCGATCTTCTTGGGCCCCCAAAGGATAAACACATGTTATTCTTCTAATAAGGTTTTAATATATTGTACTACTTCCCATTGTCCGGAGCGGTACATGATGGAGGCTATATCCTCCTTGGGGTGGATAGGATACCAAGCGAACTTGGATTCCAAATCCTCGACAAGCTT